GGTTCCTGAAGCAGTTCCATTTGAAGAGCAAATCGGAAATGAGAAGTCAAGCAAGATTGCTAAATTATTAGAAGTAGCAATGTGGCAAGGTGATACTGCAACTTCAAACACTAACCCTAATACTAACAAGTTTGACGGATTCGTTAAAATCATAGGTGATGCAACTGCTGTTGACGGAAACACTTCAAGTGCAACTGCAATCACTACTTCAAACATTGATGATTTAGTAGACGATATGTATGCAGCAATTCCTGCTGACATTGCAGATGCAGACGATTTAGTTTTATTCGTTGGAATAGACACTTTCAAGAAGTACACTACTGCTTTAAGAGCATCTAACTTATTCCACTACGCTGCTGATAGCGAAGGAATGGAAATAATGATTCCTGCTACTAACGTGAAAATGGTAGGTGTTGGTGGTCTTAACGGAACTGACAAAATGTACTTGGGACGTATCTCTAACTTCTTTGTAGGTACTGACCTTGCAAACGAAGAGGAAGAGTACAGATTCTGGTATTCTCAAGATAACGACGAGGTTCGCTTCAGAGTTACTTGCAAGTATGGTGTTCAAGTAGCATTCCCTGACCAGATTGTTGAGTTTATCCTTGCGTAAGTCTAACCCTTTAAAAGCATAAGATTATGGCTTGTAATTTAACACAGGGTTTTACTTTAGACTGTAAAGATTCAACTGGAGGCGTTAAATCCATTCATTTAATTGATTGGGTCGCTGACGGCTTTACAGTTGCATCAGGCGAGGTTACTGCTATCGCTGCTACTGGTTCTATCTCATCAGGTTCTACTTATACCTATGAGTTACCAAAGCAGACTGGTAGTATGACAGTTACTACAAACGTTTCTACTGAAAACGGAACAGTATTCAATCAAGCGGACATCGTTTTAAGACTTCGCAAGTTGTCTACTTCTAAAAGAAACGAATTGAAGTTATTGGCTCAAAACAGAGTGTTCTGCATCGTAAAAGATAACACCGACAACTATTGGTTATGCGGTTACGAACACGGTTGTGATGTAACATCAATGACTGCTGAAACTGGTACTGCATTAGGTGACTTGGTAGGGTACAATATTACTCTATCTGCTATTGAGCAAGAAGCACCATATTTAGTGCAAAGTGCAGTGGTGACATCATTAGGCATCTGATTTGTTTTCATATTTCTTTCAAGGGGGCAGCCATTAGGTTGCCCTTTCTTTTTGCCAATTTTTTAGAATTGCTATTTATAAGTAAATGCTCACTATCACAAAGGACGAAACAAAGTATTGGTACTTAACACTAACGGAGAAGGTTACTATTGACAACCCAACGTTTTTGTTCAGCTTAACCAATAGAACAAGCAATACCGAATACAACTTTATTTTAACCGATGTGTCAGCGTACACGGAAAGGTACAACAAGTTGCAATTTATTGAGGGTACTGATGCTGATTTGTATACGGGTGAGTATGAATACAAAGTATACGCTCAAACAAGCGATAGCAATCTTAACCCTTCATTAGCAGATGAGTTAGTTGAGCAAGGTATTTTGAAGTGTAATGCAATAGCAGTTGCAGAAGTTGAATACACACCATCGTGAGCAACAAGATATACATATTACCAACAACTACTGACAACGACCTTTTAACTCAAAGTGGTGACTCATTAGTAACTGAAAACACGGTTATAGAAGTGCCTTTATTAACTCAAGATTTAGAAGGTTTAATTACTCAATCAAATGAGAACTTTGTTGTCAAGGATGAGATTGGAGAACCTTACTTTATCATATGGGACGATGAGCAGAATTTAAATAAGAACTACACACCTACTATTAATAACAAAATATATGGCAACTAAAAAAATAACAGATTTAACTGAATTAACAACGGCAGCATCGGAAGACGTATTGCCAATTGTTGATATAGATTTAGACATAACCAAGAAAATAACTGCAACCAATTTAGCAACTTCAATAGGTGTTGATACTAAACTTTCCAAGTATGACGGCACTACTTACGACATTAACTCACTTGCAGCAGTTACTCAAGCCGAATATGATGCATTAACACCAAGTGCGACAACCATTTACTTTATTATATGAAGTTAGGTTCAAACGATATTAGTGCAGTTAAGATAGGCTCTACTGATGTAAACAAGATTTATATAGGTAGTACAGAGGTGTGGACATCATTTACTGGGTTATTAGATACTTATACTGGTGCTTCTGCTGCCTATTCATTAAGAAGGTTAAGTAGTACTTACGAAGGTAGTGCAATAGAGGTAAGAAGAGCGTCAGACAATGCAACACAAGATATTGGTTTTGTAAACAACGAACTTGATACCTCTACACTTGCAACCTTTTGTAGTGGTACAAATGGATTCGTCACAACGTGGTACGACCAAAGTGGGAACGGCAATGACGCTACTCAAACAACGGCAGCAAGTCAACCTAAAATATACGATAGTTCAAGTGGTGTGATTGAGGAGAATGGGAAGCCTACATTAAAGTTTGATGGAACTAACGACTTTTTATCAAATACTTTATCTTCAATTATATCTCAACCAACATATTGGTTTGTAACACACAACTTTCACGCAACACCAAGTGCTTTTGATGGGGTAATTGGTAACCTTATCACATACCCCGAACATAGATTGATATTAAGTTCTTCTTTAAATTATGGTTTACAAGCGGGAGGTTCTTTGCAGTATAATAGTTACCAAGCATCTCAATCGTTAATTAGTTATAAAATTGAGCAATCAGACACAAGGTTTTATTTTAATGGTTTGGAACAAACTATATCGAGTGGTACTGGTATTGGCTCAGAGCAATTAGAAAGCATAGTTCTTGGGGCGATAAATCAAACAATTGGTTATTCACCTATTCAATTTCAAGAAATAATTCTCTACCCATCCGACCAATCATCAAACCGAAGTGGCATTGAAACTAACATAAACGACTTTTACTCAATCTACTAATGCAAGGATATAAATACAACACCGAACAAGAAGCAATTACTGCAAGACAACAAGCAGCAGACTATAAAGGATTACCTGTTAAGCCAGGCGATACTACTATCTATTGGGTGAATTACAACTACTCTGAAATTGACGGCTTTTGGTACATTCGTTATGTAGATGGATTAGAAGCAGTATTAGGTGAGCCTACCGACATTACAATCACACCACACGAGGAACTATGAAAATTCCATTGACCTTTAAAGAGTGGCAGAGTGACCCTTCCAAAGCAATATCCTATCTATTGCTATTTGTCGTGTGTGCTTTATACTGGCGTTCAGAAACTCAAGCAAGAGACATTAATACAAGGTGTGAGCAACGCTTAAAGAGATGTGAACAACAACTCCAACAGATGAGTAAAATGTTGAAGACTCAAGATAGCATTTGTTCTGCTCTATCAAGTGAAATCCGTATCTATCGAGAATTAGGTTACATCAAATGAAAATAGCAGTTAAATTATTTGCAGTTATAACGGTTGCTTTTGGTTTAAACGAGGCAACAAAGCCTGAACACGAGGTTGATTATTCTCAAGAAATGGCACACTCACAAAAAGTACTTGATTCCACTTTGGAAGAATTGCTATATATACATAGAGTCAACGATAGTTTAATTGACAAATACTTTCCCTATGAAGAAACTGACAGAGATGTTCAAAGGTGTACAAGGTGAGATATCCTCAAAACGAGTGGTGGGGATAGTAGGTGCAATGGCGTTAATAGGTGCAATGCTTTATTACAACTCCGATAAACTTGTTGAAGCCGTTGAGTGGGTGAGTATATTAGCACTTGGATTTAGTGCAGCTGAAAAATTTAAGCCGAATGGAAAATAACTTTATAAGAATAAATTTAGCGGAGTCTAAACTTCCGATATTCAAGGAGAATAAAGCGAAGGGCTTTATGACCTATGGAGAGGACAACCTTTACCCGATGGGGATAATTGAGTTGTTCAATAAGTCACCTAAACATAGTGCAATAGTAACTCAAAAAGCATCTTACATAGCAGGTGACAAGACCGAGATAATCGGACAAAGCACAGAGGACATTGCTAAAGCCAATGACTACCTTTCAAACATAAACGCTTATGAGGACTTTGAGAGTTTAAAACAGAAGATTGCACAAGACCTTGAGTTGTTTGACGGATTTGCACTTGAGATCATTTGGAATAAGGCTAAAACTTCAATCGCAGAGATTTACCATCTACCTTTTCAAAATGTAAGAATAGGTTTAGAGGGTGATTACGTTTA